TAGTGGATTCTGTGGGAAAAATTAACAAGACCACAATCAAACAAGCACAAGAAAACCGAGCATCCAAACTTTCTAGAAAAGCATACGACGCCGCTATTGCAGAAGGCAATTGGACTAAAAAACCCAGACAGAAAGAGTTTACTGTTGATCCAAACAGTATTGCTGTAGACACATTGGTATTTCGTGTGATGACATATGAGCATATTCCTGCAGAGCCCGGAAGGAAGAAAACAACAAAAACTATTGCTGACGAAAAAGCAAAGGTAAATTTTCCTCCATTTAAGCACTACATCTTAGACAGCAATGGAATTAATCCAAGAGAGGTGGTGAGAAGTCACTGGATAGGTGGGTTACACAATGGGCACTTCAGTTGTACACACGGCAGTATCACAAATGAGTTAGGAAAAATGTTTATGAAGTTAGTGGAACGCTATAGTCAAAGAGGTAACTGGCGAGGATACACTTATGTTGATGAAATGCGTGGTCAAGCATTGGTTCAACTTGCACAAATTGGTTTGCAGTTCAATGAAGCGAAATCGGACAATCCTTTTGCATACTACACTGCTACTGTTAACAACAGTTTCACTAGGGTACTGAATCTCGAAAAGCGAAACCAAACCATCAGAGACGATATTTTAATTGAGCAAGGACACTTGCCTAGCTACGGAAGACAAATTGAGCACGAAAACGAGCTCAAGGAAATGAGAGAGCTAGCAGAGTCCGAAATGGAAACAGACCCTAAGTAAGGTAAAACATTATGGCTAACCTTTTTGAAAGAGCCGCGTGTTTTACAGACATACATTACGGCTTAAAACAAAACAGCAGACAGCATCTCACAGATTGCCACAATTATATTGATTGGTTTATTGCAGAAGCAAAAGCACGAGATTGTGAGACTTGTTTTTTCTTGGGTGATTGGCATCATCACAGAGCTAGCATTAATATTGCTACTATGAATGCAACCATCAAGGATTTAAAAAGATTAAATGATGCATTTGATAAAGTGTATTTTATCACAGGAAACCACGACTTATACTACAGAGAAAAACGAGATCTCAACAGTGTAGAGTTTGCAAGAGACTTGCCTAATTTTGTGATGGTAGATGAGTGGTTTGTAAAAGACGGCGTTGCAATTATACCGTGGCTAGTCGGCGACGAACACAAAAAGTTAAACAAACTAGATTGCAAATACATGTTTGGACATTTTGAGTTGCCCTACTTTAAAATGAATGCAATGGTAGAAATGCCGGATCACGGTGGTGTAAAAGCATCAGACTTATCAAACCCTGAATATGTTTTTAGTGGACATTTTCACAAAAGACAATACAAAGGCAACATTCACTACATCGGTAATGCTTTCCCACACAATTATGCTGACATAGGCGACAATGATCGAGGTGCTATGTTTTTAACGTGGGGAGAAGAACCTCAATATGTTAACTGGGATCAATGTCCGAAATATGTTGTCATGGGCTTGCGACAGTTATTAGAATCGCCTGAAACTTACTTGGACAGCAACACACATGCTAGAATTAAACTGGATGTAAGCATCAGTTATGAAGAAGCAAATTTTTTGCGAGAAACATTTGCAGAAAAATTTAACGTTAGAGAGTTACATTTAATACCAGTAAAAGAAGAAGAGGAAGTGTTTGAAGGTGACGATGTTAAATTTGAAAGCGTTGATCAAATTGTAATTACTCAATTAGGTACTATAGAAAGTAACATGGTTGATCCTGAGCGGTTAATTGAAATATACAGGAATATAGAAATTGCTTAAAATTAAAAATGTAACAGCTAAAAATTTCATGAGCGTAGGTAATAATCTACAGGCAGTGAGTTTTGACACTGATTCTTTAACATTAGTGTTAGGGCATAATATGGATCTAGGGGGCGATGGTAGTAGGAACGGCACTGGCAAAACCACTATCATTAATGCACTCAGTTATGCATTATACGGGGAAGCACTAACTAACATTCGAAAAGATAATCTAATCAACAAAACCAATGGCAAGGGCATGATTACTACTGTTGATTTTGAAATCAACGGTACAGAATATCGAATCGAACGGGGTAGACGACCTAATGTTCTTAAGTTTTTTATCAACGGATTAGATTCCGATGACAATGAGCAACAAGGAGATATGAGGGAAACTCAAAAAGAAATTGAAAAAGTTATCGGTTTCCCACACAACATGTTCAAGCACTTAATTGCATTAAACACTTATACTGAACCTTTTCTCAGCATGAGAACAAATGATCAACGTGACATGATTGAACAGTTGTTAGGTATTACAGAAATTAGTGCTAAAGCAGAAGTGTTAAAGGAACTGTTAAAAAACACAAGAGATTCTATCAAAGAGGAAGAGCTTCGAATACAAGCGGTGGGAAGTGCGAACAAGCGAGTAGAGCAAAGTATAGCAGACATCGCAAGTCGTAGTAAAGCATGGGACAAAAACAAGCTGGACAAAGTAAATGCATTGCGATTTAGTTTGAGCACATTGCAAGAAACTGATATCAAAGCAGAACTCGATGCACATAGAAAAATCACAGAGATAACAGAAAAAGAAAACAAACTAGTCTCGCTGAAAAGTGATTTAGAATCTCGCACTACTTCTATGAACCGAAGCGATGAGAAACTTGCTACGTTAGAGGCTAATTTGCAAAAAGCCAAAGACGGTGTTTGCCCAGCATGTGAGCAGAGTACTGCACACTTAGACACACATGAGCAATACACAAAAGAACTGCAAGAAGAAATCAAAGAGGAACAAAAATACAATGTTGACCTGGTGAGTAAAATTAGAGAAATCACTGGAGAGATTAAGTTGTTGGGACATATACCCGACATGCCTACTACTTTTTATAAAAACATGGAAGATGCTCTTTCTCACAAACACAATGTTGAAACATTGCAAGAGCAAATTGCAGAAAAGGAACTGGAACAAAATCCTTACATTGAGCAGATTGAACAACTAAAAGAATCCGGGTTGGAAGAAATTAGTTACGATTTAATTAATGAATACACCAGCCTCAAAGAACACCAAGAATTTTTATATAAACTGCTCACTAGTAAGGACAGTTTTATTCGTAAAAAAATAATTGATCAAAACTTACAATACCTAAACTACCGACTAAGCTATTATTTAGATAAACTTGGTTTGCCGCATGATGTGAAATTTAACAGTGATCTAACTGTGGACATTACTGAATACGGCAGAGACTTAGACTTTGATAATTTAAGTAGAGGAGAGCGTAATCGCTTGATACTTGGCATGAGTTGGGCTTTTAGAGACATATATGAAAGTTTGAATCAACCGATGAATTTGATGTGTATAGATGAACTGGTAGACAGTGGCATGGATACCACTGGTGTTGAAAATGCATTGGCAGTTCTGAAAAAGATGGGTCGAGAATCAAAGAAAAATGTGTTCTTAATTAGTCATAAAGAAGAGTTACAAGGAAGAGTAAACAATGTGTTATATGTTGTAAAAGAAGGTGGGTTCACCAGTTACAGCAATGACATAGAGATTGTAGATGCATCATGAGTCAATGGATTTATAAAGGAAAACAACTCGATGAATTACCTGACGAATGTGAAGCATTTGTGTATCTTATCACAAACAAAAAGAATGGTATGAAGTATGTTGGCAAGAAACTTGCTAAGTTCAAAACAACTAAACCCCCATTAAAAGGAAAAAAGAACAAACGCAGAGGCACTAAAGAAAGTGACTGGCGCACCTATTGGGGCAGTTCGGATCATCTTAACGCAGATGTAGAAAAGTACGGCGAAGGCAATTTTATTAGAGAAATATTATACCTTTGTCCTACTAGAGGTATTGCTAGTTATTTAGAAGCAAAAGAGCAATTTGAAAGAAAAGTGCTCTTGACAGACGACTATTATAATGGTATAATCAATGTAAGAGTTGGAGGTTCAAAAATCCTCAAAGAACATTTAAAAAAGATATAACTATATATCGCACATGGCACACACAGACACCCAGTCAAACTAACACAGGCAACACATAGGCTCCACACCACCCCACCGAGGCAGATAATATCGGTTTCCTTGAGGTATCCTTCACTGTGGTATCAGAACTGGAATGTGGACGGCAAGATACATAAACGACACAGTATTGAAAAGATGTAGGCTCTGAGAAAAAGCAACCTACGAGTTAGCATAGTCGAACTCTACCAGAGTATGTTAACTTCCGTGAGATTCGTGAACGGCAGTGTATGGGGACAGAAGGCTCACCGGTTCCTAGTAGCACCCGAGTTAGAGATGGCGATGCTCATCATGATGACATCATTTTTTTCACCCGGCAACGGGTGAATTATGGCTCCACTTTCATGATAACTTCTTTAAGAAAAAAATCTTTCTAACAAAAAACGATATGAATGAAATGAATGAGTTTTGCAGTTGGAAAAGACACGAAGTGTCTCTTATGTATGTACTAAGTTGATAACAGTTTAACTGTTTCGTCGTAACTTAATCTTAGATTAACAGTGTATAGGAAAAAATCTTTATTGAGCTTTGTGACTTCTGCTCCATGTGTTTTTGTGACATCTAATATCATTACTTGATTTGGGTTTAACACTTTATTGTGCTCTGTCTTATCATGTATTATTTCAATTGGTTCATCTTCTAAATTGAACATGATGTTTGTTTTTCTTGTTAGTGGATTATTCCAACCCATGAGCCAATCTTTGTGCAACTTAACTTTCTCTCCTTTTTTTACAGTTTCTATTCCTACACTGTGAATTTCAGGATCTAAGGGTAGCGGAGT